CCCCAGCGCCCAGACCCCGGAGCCGTTGGCGGTCACCTCCTGGCTCCGGACCTGCCGCTCGATCGCCAGCGGCAGGCTCTCGTCGTCGCAGTCTGGGATCTCCGAGGTGTCGACGTTCGAGGTCCGGCTGATCGTGACGTCGGTCAGCCCGCAGATGGTCGAGTAGACGCCGGCCGCACCCGTCGGGTCGAACTCAACCTCGAGGACCAATTCCTCGTACTTCGCGGTTTCAGCGCGCGCCATGTTTCACTCCTGTCGCTGATGGCCGCGCCCGCGGCCTCACTTGCCCGATGACGCCTGGGCGAATGCTCTGTTGACCGCCCGGCGCAGCCGGTCCCTGACCCGACGGCGATGCGACCGGAACACCGGCCAGAAGTACGGCTGCGCCGGGATGAAGCCGGTATAGCGGCCGGTCGTCCGCTGCACCCGCGGCCCGGTTCCGAACTCGAACCAGCGGGCCACGTCCGGGAACCCTTGCGGGAACTCGCTGGTCCGCGCCGTCGCGTAGATGGTGACCGTCAGCCCCCCGGCATCCGCCGAGGCGACGCTCAGCGAGCCCCGCGGCGCGGCGCCCCAGCGCCACTTGGCCTCGATCTCCGGGATCGGGCGCAGCGCGTTCATGCCCGCCACGATCTCGGTGGCCGACCGCTCGACGGCGGCCCGGACCTCGCGCTCGGCGTTGACCCTGGCGCGGTTGAGTTGCCTGCGAAGCTCAAGGACGCCTTGAACCATTACGGCCCAGCCTCCACCTTTCCCGTTCATGCTCAGGTCAGCCATTCTCGCGGCGCTCATCGCCGCACCCGCCTCGGCCCAGCGTTGGGGCGAGTTGGATTGCAAGATCGTCCAGGATTACGTCGCCGCGGCGCGGGAGCGCATTGACCACGCCAGCATCGCGGAGACCATCAACCTGTTCCGGCGGTCGCTTACACCGGATGCCGTCGAGCGCCTCGACGTGATGCTCGAGCCGTACCGGCAGCAGCAGTCGCGCCCGGAAGAAGCACTGATGGCCGCCCTTCTTGCGGACCGCTGCCCACCTCGCTAGGCCGCCCGCTCGACGAGCGCCTCGAACCTGGCGACGCGGTGCTCGGTGATCCCGTCCGGGTCGCCCACGTTGGTCCCGTTGACGAACCAGAGATCAACCAGCGCCCACGTGCCCAGGTCAGCCGACGTCCGGTGCAGCGCCGCCTTGGTGGCGTCGCTCAGGCGCAGGCACTCGGTCTCCTCGCGGCTCCAGGCGTGGACCTCGACGGCGACGTTCTCGCCCGGGATGCATTCCTCGTCGGCCTCGATCGCGTCGACCACCCGCACGGTCACGTAGGGCAGCTCCCACGCCGCCGGCGCCTGCCCGGCCTGCACCCTGGCGCCGGCGATCGCCGCCACGTCCGCCGAGGCCCTCAGCGCCTCGACGACGTACCGCTGCAATTCGGCCGACTGGCTCAAGACAAGGCCTCGGCGCGGGCCAGTAGATCGTCGTTCGAGATGATCTCCCACGCCGGCAGGCCGATCGCCCGCTTTACGGCGAAGCGCGCCGCGACGATTCGATCATTCAGCCGGTAGACGTCCTCGAGCGACGGCCAGCTGTTGGTGAACGCCATCCGGTGCGCTTCTCGCGCGGCCCGCAGATCGGCCACCGCTGCCGCAAGCGGCGACTCCATGTCGTTCCGACCACCCATCACGCAGACCGCGCCAGCACCGCGATCTGGTAGGTCGCCGCGGCGCCTGCCGCGTTGGCGATCCTCAGCACGTCTGCGGCGCCGCCGGTGACGACCCCGAGGCCCGAGGCATGGCCGGCGCCGAGCGCCACGAACCCGCCCGGCTGGATCGGCCCGATCGTCGGGTCCGTGCCGCCGAGGAAGCCTGCGATCGGGTTCGACGCCGCGTCGCCGATGGTCAGGGCGGTGGTGTTCACCGAGCCCTCCGACCGCGGCCCGTTGATGACCAGCAGCGCGACCAGCTCGGCCGCGACGATCGACGCGCCGAAGGCGCCGGTCAGGACGCCGGCGAGGTCGATGTCGTCGTTCGCCCCGCTCGCGACGGTCCGCTCGTCGACCCACAGGATGTCGGCCTGGCCGGCTGCCGTCCCGCTCTCGAACTGCAGCCGCTTCTCGACGCGCGGCGTGAACGCCGGCCCGCCGAAGTCGTTCGATCCGGTCTGCGTCGCCGTCAGCCGGACCAGCAGCTCCGCGGTCAGTCCCATGTCTCTCTCCTCAGATGGTCACGCCGCTCTCGGCGGTCACTTCCAGCCACGCCAGGTCGTCGCTCGGCACCACCGAGCGGACGTTGAACCTCGTCCCGTCGCGGACGTCCCGCATCCGGTAGCCGGTCGTGATCTCCCGGACGGCCGCGCACATCCGCACCGTCGCCACCACCACCTGCCGGCCAGCCAGGCGCGCCGCGACCACCGTCTCGCCGCCCCGCAGGTAGCGAAAGTGCGCCCAGCAGACGTGCGTCTCGGTCCATCCCTCGACCGTCGCTCCGTACCCGTCGCTGGCGCTCGTAGGCGCGTCGAAGCCAACACGCCGGTCCAAGTCGCCGGCCTGCATTCACAGCCCCACGCGGCGGAATGGCACGATCAGCGCTTCGACCCCGAGCGGCACGGCCTTCATGTCCTCGCCGACCGCCTCCCGGACCCGATACCAGTGCGCGACCAGCATCAGCAGCGCGACCCGGATCGCGCCAGGCGTCCCGGTTCCTGCGACCCACCGCACCCGCACGGCATTGGCCCCGGCTTTCGTGGATGGCCAGGCGAAGCCATCGGCGGGGATCACCCTTCCCTCGATCGGCCGCGTGTCGACCACGTAGTTCGCGCTGTCGACCGTCTGCTCGACCCCAGCCGGGTCGGTGTAAGCCACCGACGTCACGCTCGCGACCGGGCCGAGCGGCAGGACGATCTGCCCGACCGGAAAGCGGTCGAGCGCCAGTTCCCAGGTCTGCGCCTCGAGCGCGCGGCCAAGGACGCCGGTCCAGCCGTCCAGGTACGACACTGCCGACGCGATCAGGCCCTCGACCACGCTGTCCTCGTCCGCGTGGTCGATGCGCAGGTGCCGCTTCGCCTCGGCCACGCTCACCGGCGCCGACGGCGGCGTGATCAGCGTGATCGAGGTCACGACTCGGCTTCGTCGATGCCCTTGGTCGGGCGGCCACGCTTGGCCGTGCCAAGCGGCTGGGTGACGGCCGGCGCAACTGCCTCGGCCTCCGGCGCCGGATCGCCGTCCTCCTCCCGGCGGGCCACGAGCTCGGCCGGCGTCGGCGCACGGCGATCGACCGGCTCGGCCAGCCCGCGCTGCACCCATCGCTGCAGGAACCCGGCGGCCCACTCGGCCGAGGCGTCGACGCCCAGCACGGCACCGACGTCCGCGATGTCGAGCACGTAGCCCTTGGCGAACTTCGGCCCCCGACGAAAGCCGCCGGTCTCGTAGATCGCGTCGGCGGTGAAACGAATCCTCATGCGGCGAACTCCTCTGCTGATCGCTCCGCGCGGGCGCGGGCGGCGTCGATGACCGAGGGCGGCGCATCGCCATCCCCGAAATACTCCGCGACGTACTGGTGCTCGCGCCGGTAGTCCTCGCCGGGCCAGGTGATCACCTGCTGCAGATGGCCGATCACGACCCTCGAGGCGCAGGCGATCTTGTGGCCGCTCGCGCGCATCTTGTTCCAGAAGGCGATATCGGCGTCGATCCGGCCGTCGCCCCACTTGCCCTCGGCGTTCGGCTCCGAGCGCAGCCACGGGTGCGGCAGCGCCCTCAGCGCCGAGACCCGGATCAGCGTCAGCCCGAAATGCCCGACCGTCGCCGGCACCAGCTGGTCGGCAAAGGCCGCGACGCCCAGGTGCTGCTTGCCCTCGACGCCCAGCAGGATTTCGTCCGACTCGCGCCGGTACTGCACCGGGAACATGGCCGCGACGTCAGGCCGGGCCTGCATCATCTTGATCATGTGCCAGACGTCGATCGGGCGGAACACGCTGTCGTAGTCGACGGTCAGGGCATAGTCGAAGCCCTCGTCGACCGCGGCATAGAGCAGGTGCGACAGCGACTGTTCCCAGAAGGCGCCGCTGTGCTTGCGCACCTCGATGTTCATCTGGACCAGCTGCATCGCGAGGAACAGCGGGTCCGTGAAGGCAAGCCGCGGCAGCGACAGCGCCGCGAGAATGCGGATACGCTCCGGCGCGTCCGCCGGAGCGTTTGTGCCGGCCGTCACGATCAGCGGACGACCGTCACGTCGGCGTGCGGCGTCGGCGGCGCGATGCGCGGCTCGACGCCCTCGATGATGGCGGCGGTCAGCGCGACGCCATCGCCGAGGCCGATGGCGAAGTAAGGCCGAACGGGGTCGTAGAAGTCGTCGCCGTGGCCGACGTTGAACACGAAGGCCTTGTTGTCGCCGACCGAGCCGGTGCCGCCATAGGCCGCCGTCGCGATCGACGCCGAGGAACCGCCGCTGGTGTTGGCGGCCTTGATCAGCGTAAGCACGCCGGTCGCCGAGGCATCGCCGACAAGCACGGTCGCCTTCAGCCGGTGGAACTTGTCCGGCAGGACGTAGGACGACGTCCGCGCGGTCGTGGCCGCGACGGGCGGGACGATCGCGAGGATCGCCGAGGCTTCCGAGGGAAGTTGAGACATGGGACGTGTCCTTCAGGAGGGGGTGGATCGGGGCGGCCGGCGCCAAGGGTGCAGGCCGCCGGGGCGACGGGAGGCGCGCTATCAGCGGGCCGCCAGGACCACGAACGGCGATTGGGTGTTCGAGCCGTCGCGCTGCGCGATCGCGGCCGCCCACCACGGGGCGCCGGCGATCCGCATCGTGAAGCGGAAGGCCACGGTGTCCTGGTCGAACCAGAGATGGATCGACACGTCCTGGCGCATGCCGTTCGAGTCCCGGCCGTTGCCGCTCTTGGTGACGGTCAGGTACTGCCGGAGGTCTACGAACATGATGTCGCCGAGATCGCCGACGGTCTCCGCCACCTGGTGCGGAATGACCGGGCGGCCGAGCAGCGTGCCGTACATGTTTCCGGCCAGGCCGCCGGCCGGCAGGTAGACCGGCTGCTGCCCGATCGTCATCAGCGGCAGCTGCGGCTCGGCATCCGGATGGATGAGCCAGACTGCGGTGCGGCGCGACCCAGTGGGCATCCTCGCCATCATCTTGACGATGTTCGCGGCGACGATCGTGTCCGCGGTCTGCGGCCCGCTTTCCGCCGCCACGGTGACCAGAGCCGGCGAGTTCATGAAGCCGAGCGGCTGCCCGACGCCAGTCCCCCGCACGATCGCGTCGGACACCTTGAAGTCCATCTTCTCGGGCGCCTTGCGGCTGAGATAGGCACCCATCGCCGGGGCGTCCTCGAGCAGTTCTTCCGTCACCGGCACAAGGCAGGCGAGCGTGTGCAGCTTTAGGGTCGTCTCGCCGAGCGCGGGCTTCGACTGGGTCTTTGCCGCCCCCTCAGCCGTCCAGTAGGCCTGGATCCCGCCCGAGGTCTGCCACGGCGTCGTCTCGTCGGTCGGCAGCGTCAGCGTGTTCGAGCTCGACTGCAGCCGGTCCGTCAGCATCAGCAGCGAGGACTCGTCGAAGACCTTCGACAGAATCTCCGACCGATAGTCCGGCGGCACGGCGAAGCCGCCATCGGCGCCGGTGCCCTCGTTTCCGTAGGTCGACAGGGCGGCGTTGCGCAGGCGCGCGTCGAGATCGCCGCCGCGCATCGTCGCGTTCCGGACGGCCGACGCGAACTCGCCGAAGTGGCGGAAGCCGCCGGTGCCGCCGGCCCGCACCGGAGACGCCGGTCGCTGCGGCTGGCGCGGCGCGCTGGCAGCGGGCCTCGAGGACGGCTCGTCGTCGAGCCCGTCGTCCGGGTCGGTCTGGCGGCCGCGCGGCGCGGTCAGCGTCGCCTGCTGCGCCAGGTGCTGGGCGCGCAGGGTGATCTGCCGCTCCTTGTCGTCGAACTCGGCCTGCAGGCCCTCGATCTCCTGCTGCTCGGCGGCCGTCAGGTCGCGGCCCTCCGCCTCGGCCCGCGCCATGATCTCGCCCTGCGCGTCCATCAGCTGCTGCTGCCGGTCGCGGTGCCCGGCGATCGGATCGTTGGCGTCGGCACGGATCAGGCAGTTCGCCGGCACTTCCGAGGCCAACAGGGCCACCACGCTTGCCGGCACCGTGAAGTGCTGTGTCATCGGTCTTGCTCCGTGAAAAGCCCGCCGAAGCGGGCCGGTGAGCGCCTCGCGGCGCCAGGTATGGGCGTCGCCGCCCAATCTCGGTCAGGCGGCGCTTGCCGCCAGCTTGAGCTTCATCGTCGCCATCCGCCGGCGCATCGCGTCCAGGCGCGGCGTGTCGAGCGGCTCCCGCGCCTGCAGGGCCTGCGGGGCATGCCGGAACTTGTGCTTGTCCGGGTTGAAACGCGCGGCGACTTTCATGTTCGCCGCCGTCCGGTCGGCGAACCCGGCCTCGACCGCGGCGGCCCCGGTGAACCAGGTCTCCTCGTCCATCCATGCCGCCACCTTCGCCGCATCGTTCCCGGTGCGGGCGGCGTACACGTCCCGGATCGACGCCGTGGTCGTGTCGAGCAGGTCGGCCATCTTGCGCATGTCGGCGGCGGCCCCGAACGCCACGCCCCATGCATTGTGGATCATCAGGAAGCCGCTCTCGCTGATCTCGATCTCGTCGCCCGCCATCGCGATGACCGAGGCGATCGAGGCGGCGATCCCGTCCACGTGGACGACGATCCGCGCGGCATGATCGACCAGCTGCCGGTAGATCGTCAGGCCGTCGAACACGTCGCCACCATAGCTGTTGATCCGGACGTCGATCGTCTCGACCTTGCCGAGCGCCTTCAGTTCCTTGGCGAAGTCCTTTGCCGTCACACCCCCGAACCAGCCCATGCCGATGTCCTCGTAGATGAGAACCTCGGCCGCGGCGCTGCCCTTGGCGATGATCCGAAAGCCGTTGCCCATGGGTCCTGTCCTTCTCACGAGAGGCGGCGCGCCTGGCCGTTGCTCCGCGGCGGCGGCACGTCGTCCGTCGGCGCAGCATCGTCCTCGGCCGGACGCGACGGCTGCTCCAGCCGCGCCGCCTCCTCAGGATCGAGCGGCGCCAGGTTCTGCGACCGGAACCGCTGGTCGCCAAGGGCGCCGATGCCGTTCATGTCCTCGGAATGCAGGATGTCGTTCGTCGACATCGCCCCCAGCTCGAACAGCGTCTTGTAGAACTGCGCCCGGCTCGCGTTGTCTCCGCGCAGCAGCCCGCGCAGGTTCATCTTGCTGAACAGCCCCTGGCGGTTCCGCCCGAAGAGCTTGTAGTTGGCCTCATCCTCGAACGTCCTGACCCACGGCGTCACGCTGTCGACCACAACCTCGATCGCCTGGTGCTCGATGTTCGAGAAGGTCGCGCGCAGCAGGTGCATGACCTTGTGCGGCGGCACGCCGAACCAGCGGCATATCTCCTCGACCTGGTGCTGCCTGGTCTCGATGAACTGCGAATCCTCCGGCGTCGAGGTGACCTTCTCGAACTCCATCCCCGCATCCAGGACCGCCGTCCGCTTTCCACGCGGTCCCTGGTACAGCTTGGCGATGTCGGCCTTGAGCAGCTCCAGCGCCTCTGGCGATAGCCCGGCCTTCACCTTGATGATGCCGCTCGGGTTCATCCCCTCGCCGAAGAACGTCGCCCCGAAGAGCTCGGTAGCCTGCGCCCAGCCGATCGACTGCGCCGCGTACTCGATGACGTTGTAGCCGACCGGGCCGTCCCCGAAGCCGCGCAGGTGGAATACCTCGGTCGCCGGCAGGACGACGTTGCGGTCGCGGTTCCAGATTTCGTAGACCAGCAGGCCGTCCACATCGCGGCGAACCGCCACCCGGCTCGGATGAATCGGCCAGAGCGCCCATGGCAGGCCACGGGCGTCGCGCTCGATCTCGGCGTAAGAGTTCCCCCAGATCAGGGCGAGGCCCAGCATCGTCTGCTTCCACGTGAAGGCGCCCATCTCCGGGCACGGCCTCACGTGCAGCAGCCAGTCGACCGGATGGGTAAGCGCCACCTCGCTGCCGGCGCCGATCTCCTTCATCGCCCGCCACGGCAGTTGCCCGACCGCGCGGCTCAGGTACTGGACGCACGCCCAGACGGTCGAGTTCCTCAGCGCCGTGTTGGCGTCGACGTAGACCCCGGCGGGCGTTCGGCCGGTGTAGATGATCCGGGACGTGACCGGCTGCTCGCCCGGCGTCGTGGCCCTGGCCTTGACCTTCTTGCGCGCCTTCCTGCTCACGCCGCCGCCTCCCGCGCGCGCCTGGCCATCTCCTCGAACGCCGAGCTCGACGCCGCCTCCGGGTTGAACGTCATCAGGTACGCCGCGTTGAACAGCGCCATCAGGCTGTCGATCTTGGCCACGCCCGCCGCCGCCTTCGTGATGTACGTGTTGTTCCCGCGGGTCTCGCTCTTGGCGTTCCCGACGTTCCAGTCCAGCAGCGGCTGCCCGCCGTGCTGCGCACGGCCGTCAGTCAGGCGGCCCTCCAGCCTGAAGATGCCGCGCTGCAGCTGCCAGTTCTGCGGCACGCCGACGATCTCGACGTTCAGCTCGAACCCCCGCGCCTGCAGCTCGTCCTCGACCGCCGCCATCTTCGCCAGGTCGATCCCGATCGCCCGCTCGGGTGGAAGCAGGGTCGCTGCGCGGACCTGTTCGCAGATGTCCGCGACAGCGCCGATCATCTGCTCTTCGCTGCGCGCGATCGTCAGGTCTCCGGCCCTGCTGAACTCGTGCAGCTTGGGCGCCAGCGACTTCCGCCGCTCCTCCGGCACCAGCTCGAGGCACCAGCCGTGGGTCCAGAGCTGCCAGATTCGCGTCCGCCGGTGCCTGCCGATGATCGACAGGCCAAGGAGGTCGTCGCGTCCGCCGCCGTCGATCCCGATCACCGCCACGTCGGACGAGGCCAGGATCGCCTCCAGCGTCAGCCCGTCCTCGCGGCAGTCCGGCCACAGGTCCGCCCCGACCCACCGGTCGGAATGCAGCCCAAGCCCGATCTCGACGTTCAGGTGCTGCGACGCGTGCAGCGCAAGCGCGTCAGCGCCGTCGTCCTCGGCCTTGGCCATCTCGCGGCGCAGGAACTCCAGGCTGACCGACCGGCCCAGGTTCGGGTTGACCAGTGCCCAGGTCGCCTGATCGCGCCAGGCGCCCTTCTCGCTCAGCTCCGGCGGCAGCTCGTACAGCACCGCCAGCATCCCGTGGTCCGCCGTCCCGTCGCGCTGCGCCCGCGCCCGCTGCAGCTCGCGCCGGAACTGCCCGTGCGGCACCTCCTTCGACTGCGTCGTGATCTGCAGCATGAAGCCCTCGGGCCGGCTCGCCAGCCCGCCCCTCAGCTCCTTGAAGATGTCCGCAGCCTTCGGCTTGTGGCCCAGCACGTGCGTCTCGTCGACGACGACGAAAGTCCCCTTGGTCCCGGTCACCACGTCCCCGTCCGCCGACAGGATGACGATCGACGCCTGGGTCACCCGATGGGTGATCAGCTTCAGGTGGTCCTGGACGTGGAACACCTTGTCCAGCTCGGCGTCGGCGGTGACGATCCCCTTCGCCTGCTTGAACACGATCGCGGCGATCTTCTGCGTCGGCGCGATCAGGATGGCCTCTGCGAACGGCCGCTCGTTCAAGATGATCGCGGTGACGACGATCGCGGCGGCGATCGCCGACTTCCCGTTCTTCTTCGGCACCAGCAGAAAGAACTCCTGCAGTGCCCGCGCCTTCGTCGCCGGGTCGTACGACCCGAAGACCACCCGCACCAGGTCGAGCACCCAGGCCGCAGAAACCTCGCCATAGGTCGGCTGCCCGATCAGGTCCGGCACCCTCAGCCGCTTGAAGATCCGCAGCGCCTTCTCCGCCACCGCGTCGTGCAGCGGCAGGTCAGGCACCAGCGACCGCCCTTCCATGATCCGCTCCCGCCAGTCCGGAAGGGCCGTCGACCAGTCGAGCGGCATCATTTGCTCTCAGGCGACGTGCGCACTCATGCGCTGCAAGCAGGCCGCCACAGCGACAGCGCCAGCAAGGCGCAACATGGTGATCATCAGTGGTAACCCCCCGGTGTCAGGTCGGCACCCCAAAGGCTGCCACCCTCGACAGCCTCCTCGGCCTGGCGCCTGGCCGCTTCCTTCTTCCCGATCGACGTCGTCGAGGCCTCCGCCTCGTCCTGGTCGCTGCCCCGCTCGGCAGCCCGGCGCGCCGCGAGCTCCAGGTCGCGCTTGTCGATCAGCTTCCGGAGCTGCTTCATCGCCCCGACGTTCCCGCCGTTCGCCAGCTCGGCCAGCTTGTGCGCCTCCCACAGCTCCAGCCGCGTCCGCTGCATCGATCGCCGCTTCAGCTCCGAAAAGTAATGCTTCCGCAGCGTCGGCACCGATATCCTTAGCCCCGCCGCGATCTCCGCGTCGCTGTAGCCCATAGCCAGGCCCAGGATCACCCTGTCGGCGTTCGACTTGGCCCAGACATGCGATGGCCGCCCGCGCCGCCCGCTCGGCAGTGTGACGAGGTCCCCGAACAGGTCCGCCACCACCACCGCCTCGATTTTTGGCTCACCCAAGAAAAAATCTCCGCGTGAG